TCGGTCGCTTGCTTGGCTTCGATGTTGTCGTAAATAAATATCTCGACAACCCGACTGCACCTAACGCCACCGCATCAACTGATTCCCTGTATCCGATGTATTTTGGTGATTGGAGCCGTGGTCATACCATCGTAGACCGTTTAAACATGATTCTGCGCCGTTACGACCAAACTCTCCCCGGTTTCATTACGTTCTACGGTGAGAAGCGGCTTTGCACTAGCGTTGTTGACCCGTTTAGCATCATTCGGTATCGCTCTACTGCTACCGGCAATCTGTAAAAAGGCGGGGGGCAGGGTAACTTGCCCCCCCTTTTTTCATAAAATTATATTGGAATATTTATGAGCCTGATTCTTGATGCAGTAAAGAAAACATTAGAAGAAGGTGAGGCAACAGTAAATCTTGCTGAAGCATCTACGCTTACCGCGTCTGGTTCAGGTGTCGGCGGTCGTGTTATTTATGATGATGCGTTTGCGGCTTTGCGCTACGCTAACCCAATTCGCATGATGAGCCGAGTTGTTACTACAATTGGTTCTGACGAAGCATTTGTTGTAAAAACTGGCAACGCTACTGTAATCCAAACGTCTACTACTAATCCGTGGGGCTACGGTGTAAAGAATGACGTAGGCAATTACGGCGCTTCGTTTTGGCAAATTTCGCTTAAATGTATTAACGCAGTAGTTCCTATTCGTACTGCGGTAATGTCCGATATTGACGGTCTAGCAGAAACCATTGTTGAAGATATTGCGCTTGAGTTTGCACAGCAAGAAGGTTTAAGCATGGTTTTAAACAACGACCTTTCTAGCGGAACTGGCACCCCTCAAACGGGTAGCACCGATGGTTTACGAGGATTAAATTTTTACACGGGTTCCACTAGTGCGGCAGCATTTGGTTCTAGCGGTTCCGCAGACACCAATGGCCGTCATACCGTGTTGCAAGTCGCGCAAAGTAGTGCGGCAGCAGTCTCATACAACGACATTATGAATCTGGCCTCTGCTTTGCCAGCGCAGTATTGGAACAATCCCTCTACTGCTTGGATGATGCACCCGACCACAATTAAACTTCTGCGCGAACTTCGTGATGACCAACAACTGCCGGTATTCCTCGATATTGGAGAAATCGACGGTTATTCGATTGGGCATATTGCAGGATTTCCTGTAATTCCTAATCCGTATATGGATATTGCTGGAGTTGGCAAGTATCCTGTTTATTTAGCCGCATGGGAACGGTTTGTAACGATTGCGGATAACGAAGAAATGAAATTGCAAATGATGGAACAGACTGCGCCCGGATTTGTAACGCTGTATGCCGAAAAGCGCACTTGTTCTACCGTCCGCGATGTATTCGCAGGGGTTCGGCTCTACGGTGCTTAATAGGGGTAGCAAATGTCTGTTGATAACATTACAGCGGCACAAATATTTGCGGCTAACCGCAATCCCTACAATTACGCAAAAATTGAGCAAGTAAACCGCGATTTATCTACTGAATGGATAACTCTTGCAGAAATTACGCAACAATTAAATCTTGTTGACGATGAAAGCCAAGATACTTATTTAAGCAGTTTAGAATTAGCAACGAGATTTGCGATAGAGGATTATCTTGGCGTTTCGATGTTCTCTACGCAATATCGTATTTATTATGGAAACCCCGGATTTTTTAGTAACGCAATTTATTTAGATTTGCCTGAAGTATCTATTGGTAGTGCTGGCGTTACTCTAAATCAAGTTAAATGCTACACCGGCGACCCAACCCCTACGGCAGTAGTCATAAGCAGCACAGAGTATTACTACGACCCAACCGGAAACCGCGTGGTTCTGACAAGTGTTCCAAACAGCATTAGCCAAATAATCGCTAATCCGCTTCAGGTTCTGTATACGGTTCCTTCTAATTTTATTTCTCAGTATCCAGTTGTAAAGCAAGCTGGTTTGTTAATGCTGACGAGTTTATACAATAATCGCAGCAATACGACCGAAACAAAACTTACCCCAATACCATTCGGTATTGAGCAATTACTGCGGCCCTATAAATCGCTGGTAATGTAATGGGCATTGTCAGATACGAAAACCTCACTGTTAAGAATGTTGTCAATTCGACAAATTCTGTCGGTGAATATACAACTTCATTGACTGATTGGTTTTTGACTCGCGGGTTAGTAAACGATGTTTCTAATACATTGCGTATCTCAGAGCGATACAGGGCTTATTCTGATTTAGTAAGTATCACGCTAAACTACACGCCCAATACAAAAGAAATGGTAGACAATCAAAATCTATACGCTATCAACTGGCGTAATTTTGACTGGCGCATTACTGACGTTCGGGAATCAAACGACCGAATGAAAGTTACTTTTTTGTGCTATCGCAATGACCCCACGGTGCCGGTATGAGCCAACAAAACCCTGTCGAATACGCCACCGCCATTCAGTATCAGCTTGTTGATATATGCGACCCCTATCCTGTTTATGCAAACTTCAACAGGAATTACGCCACAGAGCCAACTTTTGTTACTTGGCAACTGCGTAATATTCACCAGCCAGTTTATACAGGGCAAACGCAAGACAATAAAGGTATTGATACTCCGGTATTTCAAATTAGCTTGTTTTCGCAAAGTTTTAACGATGCGTTGACGTTAAGCAATACAGTATTACAAGAACTGCATGGCTATTCTGGACAGTTTGGTGGCGGCGCTGGTTTCTTTATTGCTAAAGCTGACGTTGTTTGGCTTTATAATTCGTATGATAATGAACTAGGTTTAAACCAAATATTTCTAGATTGCACAATATACGTTCCAACATAAAACAAGACTTTCATTAACTTTATTAAGGAATTAAAATGCCTCTTATTAATAAGGTCTTGCCCGGATATGTTGCGACTCTCTGGATGCAAGACGATGCTACTCCGACTCCTCTGACTGACACGCAATTATCAACTTGGGTGGCTCAAGTTACAACTATTGTCGGCATTTCCGCTGGCGGCACTGGCACCGCTGGCATCCAAGTTCCGGTTGAAGCTATCCCTTCGTTTGGTGCTGATGATGCTTCCGCTGCTTTCTCGGTTGCTGGCGCTCGTACTGGCGCGAAGATTACCACTCAGAACCAAGTAACTTCGCTTACCATTACTTCTGCGTGGAATCCGGCTGATACTGCACAACTGTTAATCCGCGACGATGGCTACAGTGGCACCATTATCCGCACCTTCGTTATCGCGGTATATGATGGCACCAATACCGTGGCGTATGCCTTCAATGCTCGTGTAGGCGGTCTACAGTGGGATATGTCGCCTTCTGCCGAAGGTAAGTTTATTTTTACGATTCATCCGGTTGGTGGCAATAGCTACGGCTGGTCTAACGACTAAAAGAGAAAAAATGACTACGACAATACAAAACAACAATGACTTGTTTAGTTATTTGGTAACCCAAGCCAGTTCTGGAACAAAGAATTGGTTTGGGTTTCACCAACAAAGAATTGCGGGAATTAATATCGCGTATGAGATTGCAAAACATCATGCCGATACAATGAGTCCTGAAGAAGTAGCCGATTATGCTAAACGGCTGAACGATGCGATATACGACAAAATGATAAAGCCAACTATTTAATATGGGAATATCAATTAAATTAGAAGGAATCGGCGAGGTAGATAAAGCGTTAAAGGCTTTGGAAATAGAATTTGGCGACAAATTAGCAAGAAGCAAAGTATTGATACCGGCGGTTAGAGAAGCAATGAAAGATGTATTACAACAAGCTAAAACATTAGCGCCTAAAGACACTGGCGATTTAGCGCGTTCTTTAATTGTGGAAGCAAGAAGACCCACACGAAAAGATAAAAGAAGTAAATATATAACTGAAACTGATACTGTAATTGCAGCGGTTACAACAGCTTCTGGAAAAAAATTAGCGAAGATGGGAATAAAAAGCGATGCTCGCGCTATTGCTCAAGAATTCGGGACAGCAAAAATAGCAGCTAAACCATATTTGCGGCCGGCATTAGAAAACAATGCACAAGGAACAATAAACAGATTGGCAAATATACTGACAAGACGAATAGCACAATTTAAAGCAAAAAATTCTAATTAATATTAAAGAAGAAAACAATATGAGTAAATTATCAGAAACATTAGGCGCAAAATATAAAAACAAAAGCAGCGAAATTTTTATTCGTGAATTTGACTTAGGCGGACATTTATTTAAAGTTCGTATTCCTAAAGTATCTGAATCCGATGCAATTTATGAACGGGTAATGAATCCCGCAGAAGAAATCATAGAAGAAATATATCAAAAGATTACCGAGCCGCTTTTTAAATTTAAAAACGAAGCTAAGATTGAAGATAACGTTACGTTTTTAGAAAAAGATGTAATTGTGCAAGATAGGTCTATGCGTGATGCTGCAAAAACAAAAGCTATGACCGAAGCAAAAATTACCGAATATATAAAATTGCTTGTTCCTGAAAATAAGGAACATTCAATGAATGATATTACTTACGCGGACATTGAAGAAGAATTCCCTTTAGCAATTCAATTAACTTTAGTCGAAAAAATCGGCGAAGTAATTAGCCCGTCATATAAGGAAAATCGGGGAAACTGATTGGCTCATTAAGGACGCAAGTGAAATGTGCAATGGTCTTTAATGGGCATACGTTAGAAAACATAAGGCAAATTGACGAAAACACAATGGGCCATATTATTACCATGTATGCAGATGGATTACTGGGAAATTCAAAAGTCTTAACCTTATTAAGTCAATTGACTGCTGGTGTTTTTAATTATATGAGGCCAGCGAATAGTAAAGATTATAAATTAGACGAAATTTTAGGTTCGGCACACGATTATATTTTCCCGCCAATCTCGACGGAAGAACAGAAAAAAATTACAAACAATGCTTTAAAAGCATTTGTAATGTCCGCGCCCGGATTCAATAAAACTTTAATGGGTAATAAAAATGGCTAATTTTATTGGGCGGCTAGGTGTAATTTTAGGTCTTGATAGTGCTGAATTCCAAAAAGGCATTGCTTCGGCAAATAAAAGCCTAGATAAATTTGTTTCTTCTGCACAAACAACTGCAAAAGTAGGAGCCGCAGCTTTTGCTGCTATGGCGTATCAAGCCCTTCAGCTTGCGGATGAAATTGTAGATACTGCCAAAGCAAATGATATGGCGGTTGATTCTGTTCTTAAATTGCGTAACGCATTAGCTCTAAGTGGTGGAGAAGCGCAAAACGCAGGAAAATTCTTATCGTCGTTTACCGCAAATATAGATAAAGCAGCAGAAGGTTCATTTGAAGTCCAAAAAACATTTAAATCTTTAGGCGTTTCTCTTTCCGATTTGCGTCGGCTTGATATTGATTCATTACTAAATAAATCATTGCTCGGCTTGCGAGACATGGCCGACCCAATTACACGCAACGCAAAGGCAATGGAATTATTTGGCAAGGCAGCTAAAGGCGTAGATTTCGCAGAATTAAATTCAGAAATACAGCGCGGCGCTGGCGTAACAAACGAACAAGCAAAAGCAATAAAAGACGCGGCAGATTCCTACGACGTTATTACACAAGCTGGAAGGGATTTTTCTATAATGATTGCCTCCGAATTGGGGCCATCTATTAAAACAGTTATTGATTATTTTAAACAAACACAAAGTGCTGGTCTAAACTTTGGTTCGGGCATCAAAATTGTTTTTGATACATTAGCAATTTTGGGTGCAAATGTTATTTTTGTATTTAAAGCAGTAGTATTAGAAGTTGAAGCAGTATTTAATTTTTTAAATACAGCGGCTACAAAAGGCTTTGCAGAAGCAAGCCGACAAAACGATATTTATATACAAAAAACAATTGAAAGCAGAAAAAAATTAGACCAATTTGAAAAAAGCATATTACAAGAACCGCCAGAACAAATAGACGACAGAAGGGAATTTGCGCGACTTCCTGCAAGGGCAGAACCAATACGTAGACAAGTCAAAGAAGGAAAAGACAAAGACGCACAAGCGGAAAGAAAAAAACAATTAGATATTTATCTTAAAGGATTGGCAGAAGAACAAAAACAATCAGAAGAAAATTTACGTTTATTGGCAGAGCAAGAAAGCATGTATCAAAAAGGCAATGCAGCGCAAATTATGCGTCAAAGAATTGCCGGAATGGATATACAAAGAGAAAAAGAAATACTGGAATTGTTATTCCAAAATCGTTTTGCTAGGGAAGAAGATATAAGATTAGCCCAAGATTTAAAACAAGTTGAATGGTCTAGACTTGATGCAATAGAAAAAATTGGGCAAAACGACGAATTAACACGCAAAGCTAAAGAAGAATCTATTGAAAAAGAAAATCAATTAGCAAAAGAAGCGATTAATTTAGCAATGCGACGAAATGAATTAGCAAAAGAAATGCGGGAAGGAACTCTGTCAGAAGGGTTCTTTTCTGCAATGGAAAGTGCAGCAAAAAATGCCTCAACAGAATTCGAGCGAGGAAAAGAAGTTTTTGAATCCGTAATGAGTAATATGGACAACGCAATTACTCAATTCACAAGAAATGGAAAATTAGCTTTTAAAGATTTTGCTAGGTCAATAATTCAAGACATTCTGGCTATCTATATAAAATCCCAAATGCTACAAATGATTAAAGGATTTGGGAGTTTATTTTCTGGTGGTGGCGGTGTTAATCCGGGCGGCTTAGATGCCTCTGGCGGGATGGGTGAAGCCGTTATGAGTTTTGCTATGGCAGCAGATGGTGGATATATTTCCGGCCCGACCGTTGTAGGCGAAAACGGTCCTGAACTATTTATTCCGAGAACCGCAGGAACAATAGTGCCTAATCAGCAAATGGCAGGAATGACCGGAAGCCCGCAGGTGGTGTATAACGGCCCTTATATAGCGAACATGCAAGCAATTGATACGCAGTCGGCAGCGCAGTTCTTAGCAAGAAATAAAGAGTCAGTATGGGCAGCTAACCAATCCGCGTCGCGGTCAGTTCCGCAAAGCAGGTAACTATGAGTTTGAATACTATATTGTCAATCTCTGAATCCGTTGGGATTAACGACCAGCGGTTCGTTGGGCAAATGTTAAGCAGGAACCAAAGGATTTCTACAAGCGAAATTCTTACCGTGGTTCCGTTTGCATTTACGATGAAGCCAATGAATTACCTTATGTATTCTCAAAACAGAGATTTACTTTCTGATTTGAGGTATTACGACAAGTCATTAACTCAATATCTTAATTTTGGCACTACTGGATGGATTAACTATATTGACTATCAAGGTGACATGACTTCGGGCCAAATTAGTTCTTGCCAATGGCAAACTGCGTCTGCAAACAAAAATCTTGTATTAGGTTCTTTACCGTCTATTAGTTCTTCTGCTTATATAGTAAGAAAAGGCGACTTTTGCCAAGTTGGTTTGTATTCGTATATTGCTACTTCGGACGTTCAGCGCGGCTCTGGCTCAACAGTAAACATACCAGTTCATAGGAATCTATTAGCGACTTTAACAAGCCCTGTTGCGGCTGTAATCGGTCAATACGGAACAACTATTAGTATGGGAGGCAGTTCCTATACTGGAACGACTTTCCCTGTAATCCTGCGTGAATATCCTACCTACTCTTTAATGCCAATTAC